ACACCGCTGGCTGCAGCATTTACCATTTCACCGGATGAAACACCGAATACGCCAACTGCCTGTCGAGGGACAAACGCGTTAGGCGTAACATTTCCGTATAGGTTGACGTCAGCTGCTGCTCTAGTTCCGGATGTGTTTCCGAAATGAGCATTAGCGCCACCGCCACCCTTTACCTGACTGTGAACGCCGATTGGCGCACCAGCCGTAGTAACTGTAGTAGTCGAGCTGTTTGCTGTAACAGCCTGATCAGTTGAACCCCATTGTGCCATTTTTATGACTCCTTTTTCTTCTTATTTATTTGTTACGGCACGAACCAAGTGATCATGCGACTTAGCAATCTGCTTAGTGAATTCATCCTTTTCAGGAGCGCGCTTGAATGATGCGTGCATGTCTAGGGCCTTATGCACATGAGCTGCATCTACCTTGACCTTTTTGCCATTGTTGAATTCAATGTGCTTATTTCCTGAACCTAGAGACTTAGCCTTACGAAGCTGCATGATGATATGCTCAGGACCCTTGTCCTTAGTTGAATCGTACTTGTGATCATCAGGCTCGTCACCCTTGTCAAACTGCTTTGACTCAGACATTGACTTCATAGCGTCAGCTTGAGTAGTGTGATGCAACATTCTTTTCTTGTGATACTGCTTTGCATCTCCAGAACTATCTTCATAATTCTCTCTATGCCAATTAGCTGCTTCCTTGTGTGCCTTTAGGCTAGGTTGATCCATAGCTGGTAATGATGCATGGCTCTTCTTATCCCACTTCATTGCTTCGTCTAATTCAACTTCTTCTTTGGTAGTGGCATTGGTCTTTGCGATATTAGATTTAATCTTCTTAATAGCTAATTCACCGCCCTGAGCACGCTTCTGTGCAGTCTTTCCATGGGCTCCTACTGCTGCACCTTTAGCATACTCAGTTGGGCGTTCCCAAGCCGGCTTGATATCCATAAGATGTCTATCAGATTTTACAGCATAACTACGTAAAGTTTTATTTGAAAGTTCCATGATGGCTTCGATACGGCCGATTTCTTTATCAGTAAAAGTTACTTCTTCTTTATTCAGCTTCTTAATAGCTTTCACTTCACCAGCATAACGCTTAGTTGAAGTCTTAGTATCCTTCTTGCCGGCGGCTGTGCGATGATAAGACGGATCAGAATCATGCTTGTCCTGGATGTCGTCCTGCTGAGCACGAGACTTGCCTAGGTATGACTTTAGGGCCTTAGAACTAATTTCATTAATGATTGATCGTGCATTTTCCTTAATGCTCAGCTTAGGCTTCAAGTCAACCTTAGTCTTCTTGCCGTCCTTGCCAATCATTTCTTCATCGTCGTCGTCAGACTTCTTCTTGCCGAAAGCAGGCTTCTTGCCGTCACCTTCGTCGGAATCTTCATCACCGTCAGCCTTCTTGTTACCAAAGGCAGGCTTCTTGTCGTCTTCGTCGCCGTCATCATCTTTCTTACCGAAAGCCGGCTTCTTATCAGAATCACCCTTGTCATCCGACTTCTTTTTGCCGAAAGCAGGCTTCTTATCGTCCTTCTTATCACCGTCGGCTGAATCAGCCTTCTTACCGAATGGAGGAGCCTTTTCAGCAAGGACAGCTGCAACGCTATCGATTAGCGACTTAGGTAGACCGAAATTATTTTCTGATGGCTTAAACATTGTTGTTAGACTCCTCGTCGATTTTTATTTGAACTTTACTAGACGATACATGAAAATACCGCATTCCAGACAGTTCTTTGACATTTATTCATTCGAATTCTATGTTATTTATGTTTTTAATTTTTTAGTCTCTTTTGATTTGGCACGACCTTGAGAATTTTGGCTACCAATTTTGTCCTAACCAAAGCGTTATTTTTTGCTTTTTTTGACATTTTCTTTGGCCTTCATACTGTTACGGACATCATCGAACATCTCCCGGGCGTGGTCCGGATGGACGTGGTCGGGGATTCCCTTTTTAAACTCATCAAAAGAGTTAGAAGCTGCATGGGCTCTCATTTTGGAGGCTGACATACCTTCAGATCCTTCGGCATCCGGGTCTCTGGCACCGGCCGATACTACATGGATCTTCTTATAGCTGTACGGAATTTCGCCAGATTGGTTAGCCTTACCATTATACTTGTGGAGGAGGTCGTGGTATTCCTTAACCCGGTCCTGGCCAGCAACCACGATCAGGTGGTCATGGCCTTCCTTGTTTAGCTTAGAAGCATGATGCAACAAGGTAGGATGATCTTTATCGGCAATAGAAATGTTAGAATGAGGGAAAAACCGCTTGGCGTGCTTGAGCTTCTGCTCATTATTCAGTGGGTTTTTCTTTGGATCTACGCTTCTGGATAGTACTACATGATGGGCAGCATTGTGCTTTTTAGCCAAATCGTGTACCTTATCAACCAACACCTTGTGGCCAGTAGTAGGTGGATTCATTCTGCCGAACGCAAAAACAACCGGTTTCTTAGGTCTATCTTCACCTTCTTCGGTGATAAAGCGACTATACTTTTTCATTGTTCTCAGCCTTTGCCATTTTCATTTTTGATGCTAAGAAATTTTGTCTAGAGAACTCTGCTCTGTCGACAAACTTTGCCATATGACCACCACGAACAGCAACAGCGCCTTCAGGAGAACTTTTGGCACCACCGATATGATGATCGAACTCAGCATTTTTAGCCATGGCTCTGGTTAGAACGTCCTTGGCTCTCTGAAAATGATGGTGCAATTCTAGTGCATCATCAATATGCTTTTTGCTCTGGGTTACAGACTTGATCTTAGAAGAAAACGCTGCATGCTTACGATCCACAGCTGCTGCTGACTTAAGTTTTGATACTTCCTTAGAGTGCTTGTCAGTCAGATGCTTGATGAATCCATCAGCTGATGGCTTGCCGTTCTTTTTAACTTCGTCATTAATATGGGTTTCCAAGTGAACCGAATGCTCTTTAACTGCATCCAGTGCCTCTGGCTTCATAGACGAATACTTTTTACGAGCATTTTCAATATGCTCATGATACTTATTTTGATCAGCAGATGAATAATGTTGTGAATGAGTCTTTAATTCTGGATCGATATTGTGCACATCCGGATGATGCTTAAAATTATGCCTATCAACATTGGGTGTTGCACCCATGTTATCTAGGTCTTTTCCTTCATACTTGGTGTGTACAACCACACCCATTTTAGCATGCTTGATAGCCGCACCGTGGTGCGAGTCTTCTGGGGTTGAATATGTAATGGTATTTGGTGTGAAATGGTACTTGCCGTTCTTGTGCTGAATGTCATTTTTAGTGTACATCATATCGCCCTGATACACACCTTTATGCGGTGCAACCTTAGGAAGGTGCTTCAAGGCGTGCTTTAGTTTTTCGACAAGTCCAGGTGCATGGCCATGGTTGGCTTCTACGTCCTGATCTGTGTAATTCAGCTTAGGGGTTTTATTGAATGCAGATTTGGAGGCAACGAAAAAACGGCCATTGGAAGGATGATGGCCGAAGACGATTGAAGGGGCGCCGTCATATTTGACTGATACTTTAGTCTTATTGTCCTTACCAAGAAGCCTTTTATGCACATCATCCATGATATTAGCAGCGTGTTTGACGCCATCGTTGCCATGGTGAATAACGAAATCCTCTAGGTGGGTCAGGTGCTTGAGCTTCTGACCTTCTGGTTCTGGATTAGCTTCTTCTAGGAGGAATCGAGTAAATGTTTTCATGTATCATCCGCGCCATCGTATTTGACTGATATCTTATTTATTACCATAGAATCTAGCTGATGATGGATATGGCTAGCATTGAACTCTATATGAGGAAATACTTCTGATAATTCTAAGAAATCATCAATATTGTTTTCAGAATCATCGTACATATGGACTGATTTAAAGATGTTGTCAAGAATCATCTCTTTAATTAATTTTGCTTTCTTATAACCAGCGCCACGACCCATGGTGTGGCCGAGCATGTGCACCTTACAGGTTATGCCGAACACTCCCAAAAAAGCATGGAAAAGAGGCATGTTATTCATTTTAGCACGTGCAGTCAATATGATTGAGTTAGGTGATTCAACCAGAGCGTCAATCATTTGCCATACTGGTCTAGCGTGTTTAATAAATGAATCTGTATCAGAAAACTCTGAGAAATCATATACGCAATCTGGATTCAGGTTATGGTGTTCGATATATTCAAGGCCAGAAAGAGACAGCGGTGGATCTAAATTAGCATAGATTTTTGCCGGGGATGTAGGATATGTGAACAGAGTTTCATCCATATCGAAAATATGTAATTCATTCATGTTGTTATACCTTTACCAAGGATCGCCGGACAATTTAAGAGATGAAGCCATTTTTTCTGATTCAAACTTAAAACGTATTTTCATAATTCGTTTGTCGCCAGCTTTTACACCTATAGTTTCATTACCAATTTTTTCAAGTTTAATTTTTGATTTATTTAATGCATTTAATTTTTCATTATCAGTAGGATCCATTGCAACAGCTGTATATGGTTCTGAATTTCCTTGTCCAGTTACTTTAATATATGGAGGAAAAATTTGTTTAGCGTCCATCCAATCTTCAAGAAGATAGTTTACTAAATCAGAATTGTTAAAAGATGATAGTTTTTTTATAAGTTTATCTCGCATTGAACTCATCATTTTATTTGCGATATCTTCAGTTATCTTCTTTATTCCTGAATTGTCTCTAATGTATTTTTTGCGCTGATCAGTGTTTTCTGGCAAATCAAGGGTTGAAATTGTTTTATTCAATATCGTTTTATATTCTGCAGCAAAATTAGTGTTTAAATTTTTATCTAAAGTTCCTACACCGGGATTTTTAAACCCAATATCGCCTTTAGTTTTTGTTGCCTTAGCCGATAATCCAAGAAATCCATCATGCGGCCCTGATGAAAATTTAACTAAAATATCAGTGGGATTTTTTCTTTGATCAACATCTTTACCTACAGCAGCTGACATAGACCCTGGTCTTGCAGTCCACCATACTTTTTGTATTTGACCTGAATAACCGCTAGCTTTTGCCCATTTTAGAAATTCTGCGGCCATTACTTTAGCTTTTCCTATGGCTCCTTCAATTTCTTCTGGTTTTGCTTGTTTAACACGATCATCAAATTGCTTTTTAGCTTGAGCATCATACCAAACCTGGCCTGCTAAAAAGAAACCAGTTTGAATTTCATTAATATCTGATAAAATTGTATTTTGCGACATGTCTGGCCTATTTTTTATTATTTATAAAATAGAAAAAGGGCTCCGAAGAGCCCTTTTCATAAAATACTAGACTGGGTCGGGTGGAACCCCACCATGATTCCCGACTATTCCCGTGCTTGTTATAGCTCTGTGCCGCTGGAGATGCATCTCCAACCAGTCTTCAGTGGATCTATTTATGCTTAATGATAATTCTAGAAAGGAAAAAAGTAGGTACCCACGATCCAAAACCAGTACCCTTCTTAACTTTAGCTTGTTTAACCTTAGCCATTTTGTACTCCTTATGCAAAACCGCGGAATTTTCCCTTATCAAACTTACCACTCTTCTTTCGTTCACGATCTTCTGTTCCGAATTGTGTATTCTCCATTACAGGCGGTGAGTCATCCATAAGACCATCTTGAGCATTTTCCTCGCAATCGTACATCTTCATCCTCGAACGATCAATCCCAACAACAAACCTACGGTAAACGTCAAGAGGGCCGTAGCGGTTTTTGAGTTGCTTAACCAGAATTTGATGTCGTGCTTCCAACTCTTCGGTCGAGATGAGTGCAAACATAAGATCAACTGTGGCTGGGAGTCCAAAGGATTCTGATGTATTTTCCATTCCAGGGTCGCTGCTCGTAAATCCTTCTCGATTTGTTTGAGTCGCAGAGACGATAGGTACATCGTACTCCACGGCAAGTCCTCGAATTTCTTCTGCAATGTTTTTGATATAGGTATAAGAATTGACGTTGGCTCCATACTTAACCCTCGAGGATGCACAGATATTCAAGTAATCGATGTAGATGATATCAGGGACAAACTTCTTTTTAACCCTGAGTTCTTCAAGCAGATGTCTGAAGTTATTGACGTTAGCAGTTGATGTAGGATATTCCTTAATAATCAACTTGCCAGCGGTTTTGCCTTTGGCTCTTCCGATCTTGGTAGTAAAGGCATCCTTAGAAAGCTCATGCAGTTCGTCAATAGTAACATCTAGGATGTTAGCATCGATACGTTCTGCAATTCGCTCTTC